GCGAACTTCAAGAATGGGCCTGTCTACAAGGCCATGCGGCTCATGTGGGAAGACACCCAACAGCTCAAACACCGCGTACCGCCCGCGTCTTAATGGGCAAGAAAACGGCCCTGAAGGTGGCAGCCTTCAGAGCCAGAACAGCTTGATACGGAGTGAAGAATGACGAACGGAGACAACTCTGTCAATCCCGGTGGCCTCGCGGCCTTGAAGAACGTTTCCCGGTTTCTGGTCCTGATGGAAACCCTGATCAATCGCGGGCCTCACTTGCCGGGCATTGGCGTGTTTCACGGATATTCCGGGTACGGCAAGACCTATGCCTCCATCTACGCCACCAACAAAAAGCGGGCCTTGCGCCTGGAAGTTGGAGACAGCTGGACGCGCAAGAAGTTCCTGGAAAACCTTCTGGCCGAGGCGGATGTGAAGCCGCAGAAATCCTCGATCGCAGACCTGACCTCGGAAGCGATCATGGCTCTTGGCGACGACTATGAGCGGCCGCTGATCATCGACGAGGCGGACAAGCTGGCGGACAAAGGCATGCTGGAGCTGGTTCGCGAGATCCAGGAGCACAGTCAGGTGCCGGTGCTGCTGATCGGCGAAGAGCAGCTTCCAGCGAAACTGATGAAGGTGGAGCGGGTGCACAACCGGGTGCTGGAGTGGGTGCCTGCGGAGCCCTGCGATATCGATGATGCCAGGGCGTTGGCGAACCTGTTCTGCCCGCACCTCGATATCGATGACGATCTGCTCGATGTCCTGGTCGACAAGGCGCAGGGCCGGGCACGTCGCATCGTCGTCAACCTCAACAAGATGCTGGAATACGCCCGCAACAGCCGGGAAGCATCCTTCGATGCCGGCTCGTTTGAGAGCGGTTGGTTCTATACCGGCGAGCCGCCCCGCCGCATTGCGCGGAGGGTTGCCTGATGTCCATCCAGCTTGAACTGAGAGTGACGGCCGGTGAGCCGATCTTTCGCGGCAATGACCACTACTGGAGCGTCATTCGGGACCTGGGCAAGAACAAGGCTCATTTCACCCTGCAGCAGCTTGCCATGCGCTGTGACGATGCCAGTACGAACCGGGCTGCAGACTTCCTGCGCCGGCTGGTTCGGGCGGGCATTGTAGAGGTGGTGTCTGGCAAGGAACCCGGCCGGTCGAGAACCGGTGTCTACCGGTTGGTGAGGCGGCCGGCGCCGACACCCTGTCTCAATCCGGACGGATCGCCCGGCCGCCAGGGACGTGTCCAGGATCAGATCTGGGTCGCGATCAGATCACTCAAGACGTTTGACGCCAACGAACTGACGATCGCCGCATCCACGGATGAGATCGTCATGAAGCGCGAGACGGTGCGGGACTATGTCTCTCACTTGGAGAAGGCCGGTTATCTGCAGACGCTCCGTAAGCAATCCCCAAAAACGCCTGCAATCTGGCGGTTGAAACCCTCCATGGATACCGGTCCGAAAGCTCCGAAGATCCTTGCCTCCAAGATGGTCTATGATGCCAATCGCAAGGAAATCATGGGCAAGCCTGTAGCCGTCGAGGTGGCGGCATGAACGGGCTTTCGATGCAGCAGAAAGCCTCCAAGGCCTGGGACGGCGGCGTGCCGGACTGGGTTGCGGAGCTGGCGGAAATGGCCGAGCGCCAGGGCCTCAATGCCTGCGCTTCACGGCTCGGGTATTCTCCGGCCGTGATCAGCCAGACCATCGGCAACAAGTACCAGGGCGACCTTTCGAAGGTTGAGGACAAGGTGCGCGGGGCTCTGATGGGCGCAACGGTCCATTGTCCCGTTCTCGGCGAGATTGGCCGCGACGTGTGCCTTGGCTGGCAGGCGAAGCCCAAAGCGGTGACCAACTCAACCAGGTCGAAGCTCTACCGCGCCTGCAGGAACCGCTGTCCTCACTCCCGTTTGAAGGGAGGCAGCCATGCTCAGTGAAGATCTGGAGTTTCTGGCGCGCGAGCTGGACATTCGGAAGAACGCCTACGGCGAACTGACATTGCCGGCACACCGGACAGCTGCCCTCGGCTGCATTCTGACCGAGTGCGTGCGGATGGCAAAGCAGCTGGAAGCCAATGCAGTCCGGCAACCAGCCGTCCTGATCGATATCTCCGACCCAAAGATCGAGCTGTTTCCCAAGGCGAAACGGCCCGTGCCCGTCCATTCCATCCCGATCCGCGCTCCGGCGGATGGGCCGGATGAGGGCGGAGCAGCTTGAGTATCTCCCGGCGTTTAGTGGGACTTTAAAAGGACTTTGAAGATGGAAAATGCAGCAACTGAAACCGCCGTGACGAGCGCACCGGAAGCCGGTGTCGAGATCATCAACGGCCAGAAGTATATGCGGGACGCCAGGAACAATCTCGTCCCGCTGGAAAACGTCAAGCCGCAGCACAAGCTGGAAGACGAGACGGTGCGCAAGGTGATCGGCTTTGCCGAAGAGCTGTCCGGCCAGATCGCCCGGTTTCGCAATCACACCTTTGCGGACCTCTTGGCACTGACCGCTCTGCTTGCTCAGCAGTATGACGCCACCAAGGGCGGCAAGAAGGGCAACACCACGTTCCAGACCATCGACGGCTGCATGAAGGTGCAGGTGCAGGTCGCCGATTTCATCGACTTCGGCCCGGAGATCCAGACCGCGAAGGTCCTTATCGATGAATGCCTGATTGAATGGTCCTCGGACAGCCGCTCGGAGATCCGCACCATCGTCACCCGTGCTTTCAATACGGACAAAGAGGGGCAGATCAACAAGTCCGAGATCCTGATGCTGCTCCGTCTCGACATTGAAGATGATCGCTGGCAGCGGGCCATGGCCGCTCTGAAAGATTCCATGCGTGTCACTGGCTCCAAGAGCTACCTGCGTTTCTACCGTCGCGACCATCCAGACGCGGACTGGGAAACCATCACGATCGATCTTGCGAAGGCGGCATGACATGGCCCAGCTCACCAACCCGGAAAGCTCTGAGTTGCGTGAAACCACGGCCTTGCGCGATCGGCGTGCTCTTCTGCTGCGCAAGGCCGAGAACAGCCGGTATCGCCTGCAAAACCGGAAGACCCTTCTGGGCGATCTTCAGCAGGTGACCAACGAACTCCTGAAACGTGAACTTGAGGCCCAGCAAAATGCCGCGCCGCAGCCAGCCGCCCGGATGGAACCGATGGGTGATGCAGGTGCGGTGGGTGGATATGCCCAGGGCCGCTTACCCTACAAGGACTGAAGCAGATGAGCCATTGCGAGCGAATTGCCTTTGCGATGTTCAAGAGCGTTCATGCCCCCCACGTCTCCAGTACGCTGACCCTGGACGGCCTGTCCAAGATCGAGAAGCCCTTGAGCGATGACAGCGACACCAGCCTTGCCGAGGATTGGAAGCGCCGGAAGTCCAGTTACATGCGGCTGGCGGCGACAGCCATTCTGGAAGTCAGCGAGATCGCCAAGGAAAGGGCAGGATCATGAACGCCTACGCCAAGATCCACGCCCTCAAAAGAAACGCCAACCTGGACGATGACACCTATCGAGACCTGCTTGAGCGGGAGACCGGGAAACGATCCTGCAAGGGCATGGCGCAGGCCGAGCAGCTTCAGGTCATTTCCGCCCTGCAGAAACTCCTTCCCGAACAAGATCCCAATGCGGCCCAGGGCAAGAGGGCAACAGGCAAATACGCCAAGAAGCTGCAGGCGCTTTGGATCGCCGGTCACAATCTCGGTGTCATCGCCAACAAGAGCGATGAGGCCATGATCGCCTTCCTGAAGCGGCAGACAGGCCTCGATCATCACCGGTTCCTTCAGGACGGCAAGGCAGCGAACAAAGCGATCGATGCCCTGAAACTCTGGATCCGCCGGGCGACACAGAACTACGATCTGTTCACCCAGGATCAAAACCAGTCGCCGCTGCTGAATGATTTCCGGTTCCAGGTCTGTTTGCACATCTGGGCGGAGCTGGTCAGGTTGGACAAAGCTCCTATGAAGACGCTGACGACTTACATGGTTGCCTGCTGTGGCAGGGACGATCCCGGCACGTTTAATTCCAACGACTGGATCCAGACCATGAACCGGCTCGGCAAGCTCTACCGGGCGGTGAAGAAATGAGCGTCGAGTTTCCAGATCCGCCCGCGCATGTCGCGCCGTATGTGGAGGCGCTCGGTGTTGAAGGTGCCCTGGCGCTGTTCCTCTCCATGGGGGGAGCTGACGTTTATCTGCCAAAGCATTCGACACCGCGTTCGATGACGGCCAGAACAATCGGCGCTGACAAGGTGGACAGGCTTGTCAGCGTGCTGGGCTACGGGTATTACAAAGTGCCGTTGGCAAAACAATGGTGCGCGCAAGTGATGCGCGTGCAGGGCCACAGCAACGCCGAGATCGCCAGAGTGGTTCGGATGGACGTTGCCAAAGTCCGCCAGTTGCTTCCGTCGAGAGACAGCAAAACCCAGCTTGATTTGTTCTCCGAAACCGGAACTTGACCAGTCATCCGCGCGCCCGCGCGGGTGATAGCTTTCCCCTTAAACTGACAGATTGACCTCGAACACGGCGCGTCATCCTCTTTCGAAATTGGGGCGCGCCTCTTGCGATCCGAGGCACTGTCATGCTCGACCAAACATACGATCCGCGCCTTGTTTCCTGGACCGGTGGCAACGAAGGTTTCGTTGGACGCTGGTACAAGGACCCGACCGGTACCGGCACGATCGGTTTCGGCTTCACATGGCAAGATCCGATCTTCCGCAGTTGGTGGTTGGCCAAGCATGGCCGCAAGATGCAGCCGGGCGACACGATCAGCAAAGCCGATGCCCTTGTACTGTTGCAGCGGCTGATCGATGAAAGCTATGCCCCGCCGGTTCTGAAGAAGCTGAAAGCCTCGGCTAGCCGGGTCACACCTCACGCCACCGCCGCTTCCATTGACATGGCCTACAACTGTGGGGCTCGCGCCTTGTCCTGGTCATGGTTCAAAAGCCTGATCGCCGGCAAGGTTCGCGATGCGGCCAACCGGTACCGGGTGACTGCCACCACGTCCAAGGGCCGGCGTTTGCCCGGCCTGGTTCGCCGCCGCCAGGAAGGTGCGCAGATCCTTGAGCAGAACCTCTGGCCCGCATGGGTGAAAGGACCTGCGTCCAACACCCTGAAGGATCTCGAAGCAGCGCTTCCTGTCTGGCAGCTGCGCAAGGAAGACTTCTGGCGAGGCGTATCGTGGCTGGAGGAGTTGAAGTTCCTGAAGCCGGGCGCGCGCAACAACATGGCTGCCTTGCGTGCAGGAATACTCGCGTTTCAGCAGCAGCATCCGCAGCTCGACAACGACGGCATTCTTGGCCGTGCGACCCTCGACCAGGTCCAGCGTGTCATTGATCTCAAACGGAAGTCCACGGCCACCGGCGCGGCCGGTTCAGCTGGGGCCGGTGGCGGCGCTGTCGATGCGGGCGCGGCGGCATCTGGCTATGGCGACTGGATCTTCATTGGCAGCCTTGTGCTGACCGCAGCGGCGCTCGCCTTTCTCGCCTGGACCTACCGGGACGAACTCAAGCTCACCCTCAAGTCATTCACCCTCAAGGGCTCCGGGAGGAAATCATGATCCCCGCAATTGCAGGAACACTTGTTTCAGTCGCCGGCAGCATCGGCGCAGATTTTGTGAAAGGCGTCTTGTCTAAGCGCCTGGGCGAGACCGGCGGCGAGCTGGCCGGCCGTGTCATCGATGAGATCGCGCAGCGTGCTGGCGTCACGCCGAAGGACCTTCCGAACGTTCCCGACGCTCAACTTCAGGATGCCGTCAGAAGCGTTGACGACGACATGCCCCAGCTGATCGAGCTGTGGGCGCAGGGCCTTCAGGGGCAGTTCGCTTTGCTTCAGGCCGAACAGCAGGAAGGCGGCTGGCAGACCGGGTGGCGGTGGGGCTGGATGTATCTCCTGGGCTTCATGTGGTTCATCCGCCTGATGGTGGTGCCTGTCATGGACAGCACGATGGCCACCAATCTTGCTCCCGGCATGAACATCGAGGTGATGATGACGCTCACCTCCTGGTTCATCGCCCTCTACATGGGTGGCCACACCATCAAGTCCTTCGGAACCACGATCGCTGACGCCATCAAAGGCATGAGACGCGGTTGATGAGCGGTACCAGCAACTTCGACATCGAGCTTGCCGAGGCTCGTGTCGAGATGGAACGGGAGGCTGGCCTTGCCAGGGTGAAGGCCAGCCTTGAAGGCACCGGGTCTGCGACCTGCGTTGATTGCGAAAACCCGATCCCTGAGCCTCGCCGGTTGGCAATGCCATCGGCGCGGCGGTGTGCCGGTTGCCAAAGTGATTTTGAGAGGATGGCCAAGTGCTAGACGACTTGCAGAAGTGGCTCGGAGCCGTTGGTGCGCTGCTGGGGATCAGCAGCATGATCTACACCTGGATCACAGCCCGCAGCCGGATCAACGGTGAGACGATCGAGAAGCACGAACGCAAGCTGATCGATCATGACCGGCGCATCCAGAAGGTCGAGAACGAGGTCGACCATCTCCCGACCAAAGACGATTTCAACGAGCTGAACCTGAAGCTCGAAAAATCGAACGGCCTGCTCGGCAAGATAGAGGCCGAATACAAGGGCGTTCATGCCGCCGTAAAGCGGATCGAAAACTTCCTCTTGAGCAAAGGACAGAGCCAGCCATGACCGGCGACAAGTATGACGACTATCTGGAAAAGCGCGGCCGGCTGATCATCCTGCGCGAGCTTTCCAAGGAGTTTAACGGCCACATGCACGAGGAGCGCATCCAGGGCATCCTGGATCGTTTCCTGATCTCCCGCTCGATCGAGTGGGTGCGGACCCAGCTGCGCAAGCTGGAAGAGCTGGGCGCGGTCGAAATCACCGATGATCGGGGCAAGCTGATTGCCGGCATTGCCCGAAGGGGCCGCGATCACATTGACCGTCGGTCACCACTCGACGGTGTGGCTTGGCCGGATGACGAGGGTTGAACCGCATGGCCGGTGTTTCTGAAGATGATGGCGGCCGTCGCTCTGGCCGAGGCCGCTTGTCCAGTCTGGAGATGCTTCCCGAGGAAGCGGACGGCGATCTGCTGTGGCTGAACGATGAACTCAGAAACGGCAATCGGCCTCAGACCGCGATCCTGAAAGACTTCAACGCACGTCTTGCCGATCGTGGCATCGGTCCGATCTCGAAAGGATCTTTCTCACGCTATTCGGTTCGCAAGGCACGTGAGTGGCGTGACTACGACGAACGTCTGCGGCTGTCCCGGTCCCTGGTTGAAAGCATGGGGCCGGACGGGGCCGACAAGATGACGGTTGCCATTTCCGAGCGTCTGAAGATTGCCGTTGATCAGGTCCTGGCAGAAGGCAACCTTGGCCCGAAAGAGATCGCTTCGCTGGCGCGGGCGAACCGCGCGGCCGTCTCGGCACAGCGAGACGCCGTCGAGCTGCGCCGCTCGATTGAGGAAGAACAGCGCAAGAAGCTTGAGGAGGTGGCCGCGTCGGTTGCGGAAGTGGCAACGAAGGCCGGGATCTCCGAGGACACCATGGCGGAGATCAATCGCCGGATCGTCGGGGGAGCCTGATGGGTCGCGCGCTTGTTATCCCGAAGGAAAAGGACGCGATCTTCCTACCGTATCAGGCGCGGTGGATCTATGACACGTCCCGTTTGAAGCTGATGGAAAAGAGCCGGCAGATCGGGATGTCCTGGTCGACGGCTTACGGCGCGGTTTCCCGAACCGCCCTGGTCAGCGCCAAACACGATCAATGGGTTTCTTCGCGGGATGACATCCAGGCGCGCCTGTTTCTGGAGGATTGCAAGCTCTGGGCCGGCGGGATCGATTTGGCCGCCCGTGACCTGGGCGAACTGGCGATCGATGAGGACGGCAAGCACAGCGCCTACGTGCTGCGGATGTCCAACGGCAAGCGCATCAACTCGATGAGTTCCAACCCCGATGCGCAGGCTGGTAAGCGGGGCGGGCGTATTCTGGATGAGTTCGCGCTCCATCCGGATCAGCGCAAGCTCTGGGCGATCGCCTATCCCGGTATCACCTGGGGCGGGAATATGGAGGTGATTTCCACGCACCGCGGTTCGAAGAGCTTCTTCAACGGGCTAATCCGCGAGTATCACGAGAAGGGCAATCCCAAGAGGATCAGTCTTCACAGGGTAACGCTTCAGGATGCCTTGGACGATGGGTTCCTCTGGAAGCTGCAGCAATCGCTTCCGGCAGATGATGAACGCCAGGAGATGACCGAGGCCGAATATTTCGACTGGGTTAAAAGCGGCTGTGCTGACGAGGAAAGCTTCCTTCAGGAATACCAGTGCGAGCCGGCCGACGATGAAGCCGCGTTCCTGGAATATGAGCTGATCACTTCCTGTGAATATCGCGGTGGCACGAACTGGCAGGCGCTGGAAGGCGGCGAACTCTTTGTCGGTGTTGATATCGGTCGCAAGAAAGACCTGACGGTCATCTGGGTTCTGGAAAAGCTTGGCGACGTTTTCTTCACCCGCGAAGTGATCTGTCTTCAGAACATGAAGAAGTCCGACCAGGAAAAGATCATCTGGCCGTGGCTGGAGCGCGCAAGACGCTCCGCGATCGACAGCACCGGACTTGGCATCGGCTGGGCAGATGATGCCCAGGACAAATACGGCAAGTATCGGGTCGAGGCCGTCAATTTCTCTGCCCCTGTCAAAGAGGCGCTCGCCTATCCAGTGCGTGGCAATATGGAAGACCGCACCCTGCGCATTCCAGACGATCCCAAGATCCGCGCTGATCTTCGGCAGGTGACCAAACAGGTCACGACTGCCGGCAACATCCGCTTCACGGCAGAGCGCACGCCGGACGGTCATGCCGACCGCTTCTGGGCGCTTGCCCTGGCTCTTCATGCAGCTGACGGCATGCCGGCGTCGAATTGGCGGCCAGCAGAACCGCCTCGGCAAGAGACCTCAACTCCCTCAGAGCCCGACCTCGACAAAGACTGGATCCCCGCCGATGCGTAAATGGTTTTCAAAGGCTCTCTCATCGATGCGCCACGGCGGCGGCACGCCTTTCATGGCCGGGCTGCTGAAGCGGACGCGCTACAACTATGCCAAGGAAGTTGGTGACGGCCTGGACAGCTCCGTTGTCACCGCGCCGATCATGTGGATCCAGCGGGCCATGCCCGAAGCCACGCTTGTCGTGCGCAGGCGTAAAGCTGATGGCAGTCATGAAGAGATGCTGTCTCACAAAATGGTGGAGCTGATCCAGCGGCCGAACCCGTATTACGGCGATATCATCCTGTGGAACGCGACGATCCTGTCTTACCTGCTCGATGGCAACGCCTATTGGATCAAGGTGCGAAACCGCATCAACCGCCCGGCCGAACTCTGGTATGTGCCCCATTGGACCATGGAGCCCAAAGGTTCCCAGGACGGTTCGGAGTTTCTGACCCACTACCGGTACACGCCCGGCAATAATGTTGCCGCGATCGATCTCGATCCGGAAGACGTTGTCCACTTCCGCCATGGCATGGACCCGCGCAATCCGCGCAAGGGCTTGTCGCCGCTTGCCGGTGTGTTGCGTGAGATCTTCATGGATCTGGAAAGCTCTAATTTCGTGGCGTCGCTCCTGCGGAACATGGGCGTGCCGGGTGTCGTCATCAGTCCGAAGAACGGTGGCACGGTGTCTCCCGAAGATGTCCAGGCCACCAAGACCTGGTTCAATGCGAACTTCGGTGGCGACAAGCGCGGTGCTGCCCTGGTGATGGGGGCTCCGACTGACGTTTCTCCGTTCGGTTTCAACCCGCAGCAGATGAACATGTCGGAAGCGCGGGACATTGCCGAAGAGCGTGTGTGTGCCTGTCTCGGCATCCCGGCCGCTGTCGTCGGCTTCGGTGCCGGCCTTCAAACGAGCAAGGTCGGCGCGACCATGAACGAGCTGGTCAAGCTTGCGTGGCGCAATGGCGTGCTGCCGGTGTTGCGTGTCTTGGCGGATGAGTTGGACCGCTCGCTTTTGGGAGACTTCGGAAATGCCTCTGGCCTCAAGAGCTACTACGACACGTCCGAAGTACTGGCGCTGCAGGAGGACCTGGACAAGGCGGCAACCCGGTGGGTGGCCCTTGCAGGCGGGCCGGTTGCCAAGGTTGCGGAAGCACGGGAAGCGATGGGGCTCGATGTGCTGCCCGAGCATGACTTTTACTACCAGCCGGCCATGTCCCTTGTCGTTCCCGCCGGCACGAAGCCTGTAGCACAGGAGCCACCACAATTGCCCGAACCTAAATCCACCAAGGTGCGTGTCAGCCGATCGACCCTGCGAGCCGGCACGGCCTATATCAGTGCCCTGCAGAAACAGGAGGGGCCGCTTCAAAAGGTGTTTGAACGCCGGTTAAAGGGTTTCTTCCGCGACCTGGGCAAAGCGGCCAAGGCTGCAGCGGTACCGTTCCTGGAACGGGAAAACCTAACGCCGAAATCCAGAAATGGCGCTGAAGTGAAGTCTGAAGACCTGTTGGTGGCGCAGATCCTGGAGCAGCTCGGCATCGAAGCACATCGGACTACGTTCCAGCGACTTTATGAGACGCAATACGTGGAGACGGCAAAGAAGGTGAGCGAAGCGGCAAACCTTGCCGGGATTTCCGGAAGCCTGCCTGATCCGGTTGCCCGTGCTGTTGCCGGTGCCGGCGGCCGGCGCTCCGGCCTGGTCGACATCACTGGGCAAACACGCAAGGCGCTGTTCGATGCGATCGCGGAAGGTCGGGCGGAAGGGGAAGGTGTTCTCCAGGTCGCCAGCCGGATTGTCGACTATGTCGAGAGTGGGCACTGGCAAACGCCGGAAATGCGGGCTCAGATCATTGCTCGTACCGAAACCAAATACGCGCAGAACATCTCGACCATCGAGCGGGCGAAGGCTGCCAGCGTCGAGCAGTTCATCATTTTCGATGGTCGCCTCGGGCCGGGCCGGTCAGATCCTGATCACATTGCCCGCAACGGATCGATCGTCAGCGCTGCTGAAGCCAGCCAACTGGCGGCAGATGAACATCCCAACGGGACGCTGTCCTTCGCGCCCTATTTCGGCGAGGACGATTAGGAGACCTGCCATGAAGAACGAGACCAAAACCCTTACCGTCGAAAAGATGGATGGCGAAGGCCAGGGCCTTGCCCGCATCGCGATCCTGTCTGCTGTCGATAGCGATGGCGACACCTATGCGCCTGGGGCTTTCAACTGGAAGAATGGCGGAGAGCAGTGGGTGTCGATCCTGCCGGCTCACCAGCGTCACGCGATGCCGCTCGGCAAGGCACGGATCTATGAGGAAGGCGATGCGGCCTATGCAGAGCTTAATCTCAACCTGACCACTCAGGCGGGCAGCGACTGGCACAAGACGCTGAAGTTCGATCTGGAGAAGGGGCCAAGCGTCCAGGAGTATTCCTACGGCTTCGGCGTTTTGGACCATGCCAGGGAAATGCGCGAAGGCATGGAAGTTCGCGTCCTGAAGCGGCTTGATGTTCATGAGGTCTCGCCCGTGCTGCGTGGTGCAGGTGTTGGGACCGGCACTCTTTCCATGAAGTCTTTCGGCAGCTTCGCCGAGCAGATCGACGCGACGATCGCGGAGATCGGCGACATCATCGAGCGGGCGGGATCGGTCAAAGCCCTCCGTGAAAGCCAGGGCCGGGAGATGAGCCAGACGCGTCTCAAGCAGCTGCAGGATCTCAGAGACCAGCTCGACACCATGCTTCAGACCGAGCCCGATCCGGAGAGCGTGGATGATCAGAAGGCACTGGAGGAAGCCAACCGGTTGGCGGCCCAGTTCATGACCCGTGGCGCACGTCTTCGGATTGGTTGAGCGCCGTACATGGCGAGATTGAAATAAACGCCCACAGAGCGCGTTCGAGCTGTTTGGACGCTCAACGGGACGCGGAAGATAGTGAACGCGCTCTGTGCTGTTTAATCCCCCTTTAATTTTGATGCTGTCTGCCTATAGTACGTGGCACCGCCACTGATTTGCGCGTTTTGAGCCGAACCAGGCGTTTTCCCCCTTCTGAAGCCGTTCACCCGCGCACCCGCGCGGATGTTTTCAAAATCCCCCTCTCCATAGTCTCGACCCATGCCCGCGCTGATCGCGGGCTTTGGGTGTATTTGGCCGCGCGCGGACGTGATGGCCGGAAGTTCAATCGACATGGAGAAGATGGATGCCCGACACCATCAAGGAAGTCCGCGACGAACTCGCGGCAAAGCAGGATGCCCTTGGAGCGATCTTCAAGGAAGCAAAGACCGATGACGGCCAGTATGACTTCAACAAGGTGAAAAGCCTTGGCGACGATGTGAAGGGTTCCATCGCTGTCGCCGAGAAGGTTAACCAGATGAATGCCGAGCTGGACGAGCTGGCGCAGAAGGCCGAAACGCTCGAAGCGGCCGAGAAGGCCGCAAAGGACCAGGAGCGCCGCGAAAAGGCCCTTTGGCGTCCGCCGCTGCCTGGAAGCACAGGTGGAGCTGGCCAGCCGATCATCGTCAAATCCCTGGGCGAGCTGCTGGCCGAAGAAAAGGCTTATGCCGACTGGGTTGAGCAGGGGTGCCGAAACAGGGTCGACCTTTCCTTTGATGTGCTGCCGACCGATGTGCTTGCCAAGGGCATGCTGGCGATGACGCTGCAGTCCAAGACCCTGATGACGACATCCGCCGGTTACGCTCCTGAGAGCGTTCGACTGCCGGGCTTTGTTGAAGCGACTGCACGGCCGCCGCAGCTGATTGACATCATCCCGTTTTCGCAGACGGGTCTGCCTACCATCAAGTACATGGAAGAAACGACCCGCACCCATGCGGCGGCTGAAAAAGCCGAAGGCGCGGCGTACGCCGAAAGCACCTTCGCCTTCACCGAAAAGAGTTCGGATGTTCGCAAGATCACCGACAGCTTGCCGATCACGGACGAGCAGCTGGAAGACGTTCCGATGATGCAGGGCTACGTCAATGGCCGCCTGACCTTCGGTATCCGCCAGCGGCTGGACACGCAGGTGTATGTCGGTGACGGCACCTCGCCGAACCTGCGTGGCATCGTCAACGTTGTGGGCATCCAGACCCAGGCAAAGGGTGCAGACCCGGTGCCGGATGCTTTCTTCAAAGCCATGACCAAGATCCGCGTCACCGGCCGGGCAATCCCGACCCACCACGTCATGCACCCGACCGACTGGCAGTCTGTCCGGCTTCTGCGCACCGCTGACGGTGTTTACATCTGGGGCTCACCGTCCGAAGCCGGTCCGGAGCGTCTGTGGGGTCTGCCGGTTGTGCAGAATGATGCGCGCGCAGCAGGGAGCGGCCTGACAGGCTCGTTCCAGCCTGCCTGGATCAGTGGTTTCGAGCGCAAGGGCGTTGATATCCAGCTCGGCTATGTCGGCACGCAGTTTACTGAAGGCAAGAAAACGGTGCGCGGTGACATGCGGGCAGCTCTGGTTGTCTTCCGCCCGGCGGCCTTCTGCGACGTGACCGGGCTGTAAAGCCTCTCTTTGCGACTACCAGTCCCGCCCGCCCGCTCGTTCCGTGTCTGGCGGGGCTGGTTTCCAGGAACATCATCAGGAGGCTTTCATGCCGACCATTTCCGGACTTTCTGTGCCTGTCGGCTGTTCGCTCGTTACGGGCGGTGCGATCGGCGAACACCAGGTCAACGGCAACATCGTCCCCGGTGACACGCTTTTGTCGGTCGAGCACATCACCGATGGATCGCCGCCAACCCGCGTTGACCGCACTGCGGAGTTTTCGATCAGCGCCACCAAGGCTGGAGTGATCGAAAACACCACGACAGACACGACTGGCGGCTTCTTGCACGTGACCTGGGCAAAGGCCGAGTAGCAAAGAGCTGACAGCAGTAACGATCATTTTCTGCACGAGATCCCGAGGAGGGACCTTCCATGTACGCAAAACAGCGGCTGTATCTGACAGCCAAGAAAGACAAGGTTGTCGCTGAGGGCGACAAGAATGCGGCCTTTCTCTACGCCGCGATCGGAGACGAGATCCCGGACAGTGCTGCAAAGCAGTTCGGCCTGGTCGACGGCGGTCTGCCGGAAAAGGGCAAGGTCAAGGATCAGGATCCCGGCAAGGGCGGTTCCCAGCCCGGTGGCGGTGACGATCTGACCAAACTCAAGGGCATCGGCAAGGCGACGGCGAAGGCTCTGGAAGACGCGGGCATTGCCAGCTTTGCGGCGCTTGCCGAAGTCGATCCCCAGAAGCCGGAAATTCTCGTTCCGGGTGTGGGCGAGGCTGACTGGGCGCTCTGGACAGCGGCCGCCAAAGAACTCCTGGCAAAGAATACCTGAGGCCGGTCATGAGCGATGACCGGGCAACCGGGAAGGACGGGAAACGTCCTTCCGACACGAAGGAAAAGGGGCCGGCCGGGGACAAGGAACTCCGGCCGGCCGAGAACAAGGGCGGTTAAGGCATGGCGTTGATTGATCGGGTGAAGGAACGCACGGGGACGGATCTGTCCGATACCGAGCTGCAGTCGATGATCGACGCCATCGCAGCCGATCTGGATGCGCGTCTGGGGCCAACCGGTGAAATCACCGTTGACCTGGGCGACCTAGACGATCCGGATGCGCGCTATCTCAAGACCCTGAAACTCTCCCGGCCGCTCGATGTGGCCCTGACTGTCACTGTCGTTGAGACCGATCCGGCCGACACCGGTGCAGCCGAAGATGAATTGACCCTGGCGGCAGACGATTACCGGGTGCTCCACGGCGGCCGCACGTTGCAGCGGCTCAATGGGGGAACCAACCCGCGCGACTATTGGGCTCCCCTGGTCAGCATCACCTACACGCCGCTCGGCAATGCCGGCATCGTCGCTGCCAGGGACGAGGCAACGATCAAGCTGGTTCACCTCGATCTCAGTTATCGGGGTGGTCTGAGGTCAGAGCGGGCAGGGGACTATCAGTTCACACTCGGAACCGATCCGGCATCGGAGCGCGAGGCGATCATCGACGCGCTCGCCACCCGGCCGGGCATGGTGATGGCTTAGGAGGTTCCACAATGCCATTTCTTTCGGAAATCGGTTGGTTCGTCGGTGGCTTTGCGACCTGTGCATGGCTCGGATTGATCGCGGTCTTCTATCTCATCAGCAAGATCAACTGAGGGCGACATGGACAAAGCGCTCCTGGACAAGATCCGCAAGTGTCTGGCACTCGGTCGCAGTGACAATGCCAATGAGGCGGCAGCGGCGTTGGCGAAGGCTCGTGCCCTCATGGATGCCAACGGCATTACCGAGGCACAGTTGGCCATGGCGGAGATCGGCGAGGCGACTGCACGTTCCAACCGCTCGAGGACACCTCCACGATGGGAAGTTTGTTTGACGGTGACAGTCTGCCGTGCACTCTCTGTCACCAGTTTTGTCGATGAGCGAGGCGATCGCACCTTTGTCGGCCGAGGACCTTCGGCAGAAATTGCCAGCTACGCCTTCGCGGTGCTTTTTCGCCGGCTGAAGGCCGAGCGTGCAAACTATATCAAGGCGCGGCTGAAGCGTTGCAAGCCAGCGCGGAAACGCCAGCGTGCGGACCTCTTTTGCGAGGCCTGGGCCTTTGCTGTTTACGGCAAGGTGAAATCACTTTTTCCCGAGCCTCCCGAAGACAAGGTTCGCAGCCAGTACATTGCCGAGCGCTATCCGAACATGGTGTCGCTCGAAATGCGCAAAGCCAAGATCAAAGGCGGTGGAGTGAGCGGGGATCTGGCGCACGGTGCGATCGCCGGAAGCAAGGTTGACCTGAATACCGGGCTCCATCGTGAGGCCGATGCTCCCAGGGCGCTGACATGATCGCCGGCCGTCTCACCATGCGTGCCGCTGTCGAGCGTGACCAGGCCACCGGGACTGACAGCTGGGGCAACCCGCTGCCACCGGACTTTCAACCGCTCGCCACCCTCAACTGTTTTGTCTGGTCGAACCAGAGCCGGGAGATCGTGGACGGTGAGAAGTCTGCGATGATCGAGGACATGCGGGCCTTGTTCGCGCTTGGGGCCGACATTGCCGAGGACGATGAAATCAGCTCTGTCACCGATCGCCAGGGCGTCGAGATCATTCCCGGCCGGCTGAAGGTGGAAGGGCCGGTCCAGCGCAAACACACACACCTGGAGGCCGCTTTGAAACGCATTGGCTAATGCCGGACGGATGGCCGGGGCATGGCCTCGGCTGCGGGGGTCAAGATTGGCGTCTATCCCCGCCAAGCAACTTGGGATGCTTCATCCGCCGCCCCCTAAGGGGTGGAGGAGTTATTCATGATTCTTCAAGGATTGAAAATGAACTCCCAGACCTTCAGACACGTGACACCGACCAGAACGCCGGCGGCCTACATCGGCGGCAAGCGCAATCTTGCCCGACAGATCTGCGCGATGATCTCCGAGATCCCTCATGCGACTTATGCAGAATGTTTCGTCGGGATGGGTGGGATCTTCCTGCGCAGATCGAGCGCGCCGCCGGCTGAAGTGATCAACGACTTCGGCGGCGACGTTGCCAACCTGTTTCGGATCCTGCAACGCCACTATCCGCAGTTCATGGACATGCTGAAATTCCAGGTCAGCAGCCGGCGCGAGTTCGATCGTCTGAAAGCCTGCGATCCGTCGACCCTGACCGACCTGGAGCGTGCCGCGCGTTTTCTCTATATGCAGCGCCTGTCGTTCGGTGGCCGCGTCAACGGACATTTCGGGATCGATCCCTCACGCGGTGGCAGCTTCAACATCACCAAGCTTGCACCCGTCCTGGAAGAGATCCACGAGCGGCTGGCCGGTGTCGTCATCGAGAACCGGCGCTGGCAGGATTTCATGAAGCTCTACGATCGCCCAGGCACGCTGTTCTATCTCGACCCGCCTTATTTCGGGAATGAGAAGGACTATGGGGACGGGATGTTTGACCGATCGCAGTTTGTCGAAATGGCGGAACGCCTGTCCGATCTCAAAGGCCGGTTCATTCTGTCCATCAACGACAACGAGACAATCCGCGAGCTGTTTTCGGCTTTCGATATTCTGCCGGTTGAGCTGACGTATTCGGTTGCCGGTGGCAAACGTGCCAAGCGGGCGCGTGAGCTGATTATTCATTCCAGGGAATAAGCGATGGCAGGCAAATCCAAATCGCTGAAGTGGTTCGGCAAGGCCGTCAAGAAGGACATGCGCGATGCCCAGGTCGAGGGCATCAACCGGACCATGGGTGCCTGCGTCAACGAGGCCAAGGCGAACCACGACTGGCAGAACCGGACGGCAACGCTGGAGGGCTCGATCGATATCGCTGACTACGCCCACGAGGTGAAGGACGGTGTGAAGGGGACGTGGGGATCCCGCGATGTGGTCTATGCCCTGATCCATGAAACCGGCGGCATTATCCGGCCGAAGAATGCCAAGGCGCTCGCCATCCCCCAGGACGATGGCAGCGTGCGGTTCGTGAAGTCGGTCGAGATCAAGGCGCAGCCCTATCTGCGGCCGGCGGCTGACAACCAGTATCCGAAGCTCGCCGGGCGGATCAAAACCGCCTTTAACCGGCGTTCAAAGAAGACTTAAAGGGGATTTCATGAGCGTGTTTATCTGCGCCTGCGGGCGGTACGTGGACACCGATCTGAAAGACTTCGGCGCAGTGGATGGCGGAATGGCCTGCCTCTCCTGTGTTGAAGTGTATGGCTGTCACAACGAGGAAGGAAACGACATGTCCAATCCAATCATGAAGCACTTCGAGTTTGCCCATTTGCCGGTTCGCCTGCAGAAGGTCAGCCGTCCGTTTGGCGAGTTGGCAAGTCAGTTGAACGACGATCTGCCTGATGGTCCGGAAAAATCGGCTGGCCTGCGGAAGCTCCTTGAGGCCAAGGATTGCATGGTCAGGGCCGCGCTCGGCTAACTCTCCAAGATATGGAAACGACCGTCCCTCGGCTCTCCTGGTGATTGGCCGAGGGGGCTCTCTCAGCTGCCGCGCGCTGACTTCCATACGGCTCTTGACATCCCGGTCTGCTGCCGGGATGCTCTGCGCGAATTCCCCCCTCCATGTTCGATCCCCGTTCACCCGCGCACCCGCGCGGATGTTTCCGCATGTCCTGAAACTCTAGCCTTCGAGCAATGGTCCCGGCGCTTCGCCGGGGCTCTTGCAATGTGGGGCCAGGGATTTGGCGGAAGCAGATGTCATCGGTGCGCTGGTTGAAGCGCTGAAAGCGGACAGCATCATCTCTGTCCTCACATCCGATCGCGTCTTCGGCGGTGAACTGCCCAAGGGCGAAACCAGACACATGCCCCGACACGCGATCGTTGTCGCACCATCTGGTGGCGTCTCCCTCGCGCAAGGGTCTTTCGTACAACACGACACGCAACGGGTGGATCTCCTGGCATATGCAGAGACGCCCAAAGAGGCCAACGCGCTTGCCGCTTCTGGCCGCCGCGCGCTGAGGAGCATCCGCCGGCAGATCTTTTCCGGCTGTCTCATTCATTGGGCAGAACCTGCAGGGGGCTTTTCTGCGCGCCGCGACGGCGCAACCCAGTGGCCTGTCGCCTTCCAGCCTTACCAAGTTTTCCACGCGCTTCAGGAGGTCTCCTAAATGCCAGCGCCTTTCGAGATTATCGCCGCCCCGTTCACGGCCTACTTCGCACCGCTTGGCGAGGCGTTTCCTGACATCGATGCCGACCCTGCCGGGAACTGGGTGAAGATCGGTACCAGCGGTGACGAAAGCATGGATGAAGAGGGCGTGACGGTTCAGCACGCCCAGGAAGTCAACAAGATCCGGACCCTTGGAACCACAACGCCAATCAAGGCTTTCCGCGTTGCTGAGGATCTCATGATTTCCTTCACGCTGCTCGATGTCAGCCCGGAGTTTTACGGTCTCAGCGTCAACAGCAATGAGGTGGCGACCGTCGCTGCCGGCAGCGGCACGGCCGGCACGAAAACGCTGCAGTTCTACCAGGGCGAACAAGTGGCGACGATGGCGCTGCTGCTGCGGGCGAATGTCAGCCCGGCCGCTGATGCCATGAACATGCAGTACGAGGTTCCCTATTGCTTCCAGTCAGGCAGTCCGGAGCCGGTTTTCCGCAAGGGTGAACCTGCCGGGTTTGCGCTGGAGTTTTCCGCGCTCAGAGACCCGAACGCCGGCACCAAGGCTGAAAGCTTTGGCAGGCTGGTCATCCAGCATCAGTTGGCTCTGCCGTAAGGGCCTGGCAATGGCTGACGCGGTTTCAGCAGAAGAGTGGGTGAAGCGGGCGCGGCGGCTGGATGATGCCGCCCGGCACCACAAGCGGGAAGAAGGGCGTCACAGGCGAGCTGCCCAACAGGCCCGCCAGCAATTGGCGGACCTGACCCGCGAATGCGAGCGCCTCGGCATCACGATTTCCATCCAAAAAACCGGCGAAGGACTTTCTCCATGGCCAAAGACCCGATCCTCGATCTCAGCACGCTGATCGACCGTCCATTCATCAACATCGATGACACACGCTATGAGCTGTTCACGGCGGATGAACTGTCGATTGCCGACAGCCATTGGTTCAGCGCAAAAGGTGCTGAGATCGAAAAGCTCGCTGCCGGCGATGATGATCAAGCGATGGACATCGCGGTTTCAGAACTGGCGGAACGTTGCCTGGTCAATTGTCCGGCAGAGGTGTTCAACGGTCTGTCCGGTACCCAGAAGCTGGCAATCACAGAGGTTTTTACGCGGCTCCTGCTGCAGCGAAAAGCGCGGCAGGCAGGAGCGATCGCGAAGATGATCTTGGACAACCAGAAAAAGACACCGACTGGGGCGAAATCCTCCCAAGGCTCCAGCGTTTCTTCGGCGGCTCTCCGGACTGGTGGCTCTTCAAAGCCCCGGCCGCACTCGTGAGGGCCTATATGACCATGTTGCCGCGCCTTCAGGCTGAAGAGACCTTAAGCGCCATCAGCAGTGGGCTGTTGTCTTCCGGCTATGCGGACAAGAAAGACCTCACGCGTGCCGTAGGACGCCTTGAGAAGGTGGCAGGAGGTGGCCGCAGAAAGGCTTTGAAGCCGACGCCACAGACGCTCGCTTCCATGGGCATCCAGACTGTGACTGTGCCGCCATCCTCCAAATCCGGGGAGGTTGGCGATGACCGGTGAACGCCTGGGGGAAGCTCTCCTCGATCTTGATACGCGCGACCGGAAGTTCAACCAGGGCATCGATCGGGCGGAACGAAAAGCCAGCGGCCTTGGTCAAACCCTCGACCTGACCTCCGAGAAGGCTCTCAAGATCGGCCGCAACCTTGCCTTGGCTGCTGCAGCCGGCGCGGCGGCTTTGGGCACATTGGTGGCAAAGGTTGCCAGGGACGTTGCCGAGCTGCGAGCGGAAGCCCAGACGGCCGGCGTTTCCTTCGAAGAGTTCCAGCGGCTCAAATATATGGCCGAGCAGAACCTGATCGGCATCGATGCGCTGACGGACGGGTTCAAGGAACTCAATCTTCGGGCCGATGAGTTCATCATGACCGGCCAGGGCTCGGCTGCCGAGGCGTTTGAACGTCTCGGCTATACGGCAAGCGAGCTGAAGCAAAAACTGGCCGATCCCTCCGCTCTCTTCTCCGAGATCGTGGATCGCCTGGGCAAGTTGAATGACGCGGCTCAGATACGGATCGCGGATGAGATCTTCGGCGGCACCGGCGGTGAGCAGTTCGTCCGTCTCCTGAAGGGTGGCGCGGACGGTATTGCCCGTTTGAAGGATGAGGCCAATCGGCTCGGCATCGTCGTCTCCGAGGCCGAAGGGCAGGCGCTTACCGAGTTCGACAGGACGCTGCGCCGGATTACCGATCAGCTCGGCGTGATCGGTCAGAAGATCGCGATCGCGGTGCTGCCGTACCTGCAGGAGTTTGCCGACGATCTTGCCGATCCCTCATTCGTTCAAGACGCGGAAGATATCGCGGAGGGCGTTGCGGCCGCGTTCGGTGTTATCGCTGACGCCATTCGCGAGGTGCTCCAACTGATCGCCCAGGTCGGTGAAGGCTGGGAGACCGTCAAAGGCTGGGTCGAGTGGGCGAACACCCACGACATGCTCGGAAACGAGATCGACCAGCCTCTTGGTTTCGGCTCTGGCAAGATCACGCCATTGAACCAAGGGGAGGGCGTCCTTACTAAAGGCGACAAGGGGGCTGTTACTGGCAGCCGTTTCGATGCCGCTTTCGATGCTGCCAGCGTCAACGAAGGACGAACCTTCAAACCAACAGAGCCCCGTGGGTTCGGCCTTCCGCCCAAGAGCAGCGGCGGCGGTACCAGTGAGATCGAGCGTCAAAGGCAAGCCGTCCGCGATCTGATCACGGCACTTGAAGATGAACAGGCGATCCTGCGCACGTCCGATCCGGTGCAGCGGGAGATGATCCGGCTGCGCAGCACCCTGGCGGCAGCCACTCCCGAACAGACGAAACAGATCGAAGGTCTGATCGAGGCGACGATCCGCGAGCAGGAAGCGCTTGTGTCCGCCCAGGACGCCTTCCAGACCTTCGGTGACATGGGTGTCGACACCCTCGACCGGCTCCTCGACGGCAGCGGCAACCTTGGCGACACGTTCGATGATCTTGCCAAGTCTCTTCGGCGCATGGTTCTCCAGGCAGCTCTCCTGGGGCAGGGACCGCTTGCCGGCATCTTCGGCATGTCGGCTCCGACCGGCGGTGGCCCTGGCGGATTGTTCGGGGCTCTCAGTTCTCTCTTCACCGGCTTCCACGCCAAGGGTGGCCTGATCCCGAACGGCAAGTTCGGCATCGTGGGCGATGCCGGCCCGGAGCCGGTCATCGGCACGTCCAGGGGTGCGATGGTGCTGCCGAACTCCACGCTGCGGAATATGGAAGCGCGCAAAGACGGCTTTCAGTTCAACCAGACGATCCAACCGCCTGATGGTTTCGAGACGCGGACGCGTGAGGAAAACACGCCCGGCGGCAAGCGGCAGGAAGTCTATTTCGAAGAGATGGTCGGCTCCGCGATCGGCAAGCCGGGCAACGCTCAGTCTGCTGTCCGCAATGTCGGGAGGCTGACAAGACGATGACGCTTCCCAATTGGCCAACAGATCTTCCCGAACCGGTTGGAGATGGTTTCCGGATCGCACGCGGTGAACGCCGGCGGCGCAGCCAGGGCGAACAGGGACCGCCACGCATGCGGCGCGGTATCTCCAAATCCGTCGACCAGGTGCAAATGTCCATCGTGGTTTCCCACAACGAGCGGGCTCGTTTCGAGCGGTTCTACCGGGAAGAGACTTCGGAAGGGGCCTTGCCGTTCCTGATGCCGGACTGGTCGCGCAATGGCGACTATCTGACGATGGCAGATGGGACGTTCCTGACCGACGCCGCCGGCAACCGCCTGACCATGGCCGTGACATTGCCGTGCCTGTTTGGTGATCAGCTCCCGACCTATGCGGCGATCGGCGCTCACTGGCAGCTCAGTTTTGTTGTGACGGTGCTGCCATGAGAAAGATCTCCCTAAACGCCCGTCTCGCACATGACGCTGTCGGCTCCGATGAGACCGAAGTCATCCTGATGCAGATCATCCATCCGGACACCAGCCAGGTTGTCCGGATCTCAACCGACCCGACCGAACGTTTGAGCCTGGAGCCTCTGCGCTACTGCACGAGATCGAACTGGCTTGGTGCCGATCCTAAAGACGACGATCAGGCTTTTTTGTTTGTCCTGGTCTCAGTGCTGATCCCCGATGACCAGGATACGGCACCGCCGGCCGCGCGGTTCGTGATCGAGGGTGTCGACAACGAGCTGGCGCAGCTGCTGCGCTCGATCGACAAGCGGGCAGTCGTGTCGATGGCGACCGTGCTGGCCGACACGCCGAATGTCATCGAGCAGGAGTGGCTGAACTTCGAACTGGTGATGGCTGAGGGGCAAGGGGAAGCGATCACGCTGACCGTCTCCCGCGCTCCACTGACCGAAGAGCCTTGGCCGTCCGCCCGGATGACCCGTGAACGCTTTCCAGGTTTGCATCCATGAACGGGTCACACAAACACTGGAGCGAAGACTTCCTCGGACTTCCGTTTGCCGATCTCGGCCGGGATCGGACCGGTGTCGACTGCTGGGGGCTCGTGCGGCTCGTCCTGGGCGAGTTTGGGATCGAGGTTCCGTCCTATGCCGGTGGGTATGCCACAGCAAAAGAGCGGGCAGAGATCTCCGGGCTTATCAATGGTGCGAAGCCCTTCTGGAACGTTGTCGAGGAACCGCGCGAGCTGGATGTGGTGACGTTCCGGCGCGGGCGTCTCGATTGCCATGTCGGCATTGTCGTTCGGCCGGGCTTCATGCTGCATGTGACCGAGGACATTCCCGCCTGCATCGAGACCTATCTCAGCAGCTACTGGGATCGTCGGCTCACAGGCTTCTGGCGGCATGCGGAACTGGCGGGCGAGGTGCGGACATGAGCCAGCACCCTGTCTCCATCCTTCCTTCCTTGAACCCGGACATGGGCCGGCAGGAGTGGCAAGCCCCGGAAGGTTTGAGTGTCGCCGCGATCGTGGAATTGGTTCTGCCGGGCTTGCCTGAAAAGAGCCGGCGGCGAGCACGCATCTGGCTCGTCGACAACCAGGGCGAAATGCTGTTGCCGGATCCCGATCAGTGGCGGCGGATCTATCCGGCCGCCAGTGTGCGGCTGATCATTCGGCTTGTGCCGGGAGAAGATCAACTCCGCAACGTCTTGTCGATCGCCGTATCGATCGCGGCGCTGGCTATCGGTCAGGTGTGGGTTGGACCGGCTATCTTCGGGCTGACCGGATCGGCGCTGCTGGGTCAGATCGGCGCGGGTGTTGCTGCAGCCGGTTTGGCTGTTGCCGGCACCTTTGTGATCAACAAGCTCATCCCGCCAAGTCAGCAGACTATTGGCAATGCCGCCAACCAGCAGCAGAGCGAAAAGCCGCTGTTCCAGATCTCCGGTTGGCATAACCAGGTAACGCCCGATGGCGTGGTGCCGTCGATCCTGGGCAGGGTTCGTGTCGCGCCGGTGTTTGCAGCACCGAGCTATACGGAAATCGTGGGTGACGAACAGTATATTCGGGCGCTGTTCACCTTCGGCTATGGGCCGGAGCAGTTGTCGGATCTCAAGATCGGAGAAACGCCGCTCGACAGTTTCGATGAAGTCCAGACCGAGATCCGCGAAGGCTATGACACCGATGAGCCGGTAACGCTCTATCCATCTCAGGTCATCGAGGACAGTCTTGGTGCCGAGCTGCGCCGCGATCGTCAACGGGACAATTCCGGCAACATCATCGGTACTGGCCCGATCACTCCGGTTGCCCGGTTCACCGCATCCGACGCGACAGAAGCCAATGTCATCTTCCAGTTTCCCGGTGGACTGATCTACTACGATGGCAGTGGCAATGCCAAAAGCTCCAGCGTGGCCGTGCGGATCCGCCAGCGCCCGGCGTCAGGCGGTGCATGGCAAACGGTGAAGACGATCACATTTTCCGCCAAGAAGCGGGAAGGGTTTTTCCGGCAATATCGCTGGACCTTGCCAAGCCGCGGCCGTTGGGAAATCGAGCTTGCCAGGACCACGCATGAGGCCACGGAAGCGAACCGGTCCGATCGGATCAGTTGGCTGGCGCTGCAGAGCTTCCGGCCGGAATATCCGCTCAATTTTGGCAAGCCTCTCTGTCTCGTTACCATGCGGATCAAGGCGACCTATCAGCTCAACTCCACGCTTGATCGCTTCAATGCAATCGCCGAGCGCCTGCTGCCGGATTGGGACTACCTTACCGAGACGTGGATTGTGCGTCCGACCCGAAATCCCGCATCGCATTTCAGACATGTGCTGCAGGGTTCGGAAAACGCCATCCCGGAAGCGGACAGCGCACTTGATCTTGAAGCACTTCAGGACTGGCACGACTTCTGTCGATTGAAAGGTCTCAAATACGATCGCGACCGTTCCTTCGAAGCCTCGACCTGGGATGCACTGACAGAGATTGCCGGGGCGGGCCGGGCCGCGCCACGCTATGACGGCACCAAGTGGAGCGTTGTCATCGACCGGCCGCAGGCGCTTGTCGTCGCTCATGTCAACTCGCGCAACAGCCGGGAGTTCACCTGGAGACGCACCTACATCAAGCCGCCCGATGCCTTCCGGGTTCGCTTCCTGGATGAGACGGCCGACTACCAGCAGCGCGAACGTATCATCCGGTGGCCGGGTTACACCGGCAGCATCGATGTCACCGAAGAGCTGCAACTGCCCGGCAAGACCGATCCAGATGAAATCTGGTTTGAAGCACGCCGCCGGCAGTATGAGGCGATCTATCGATCGGATGTCTTCACGGCGGTCCAGGACGGCGCGGTCAGAACGGCAACCCGAGGCGACTTTGTAAAGGGCAGTTACGAGGTGCTTGAAAGCCCCATGGCGGCCTTGCGGGTGACGGCGGTACGTGGCCAGCTTGTGACGCTGGACGGCTATGTCGATATGGAAGCCGGGAAGTCCTATGCAGTCCGCTTCTTTGTTCAAACAGGCTCAGGTGACAACGCCACGTTTGTGAGCGTTCTACGCTCCGTCAAAACCGCTCCTGGAAGCACCGACAGTCTCATATTTACCGGAAACGGCGATCTGCCAAAACGCGATGACTTGGTCCAGTTCGGTGTCGCCGGCCAGGAAAGTCTGGATCTTGTCATTGCCGGTGTTCAGGCCGGCGAGAAGCTCACCAACGTTCTGACCATGCTTGCCCAGGCACCGGAGATCGATGTGCTCACCGACGCGGAAGTGCCGCCGGCCTGGAACGGCCGGGCAGGTGGAGATGCCTCGGCCGACATCGCAGTGCCTGAGATACCGACCGTTTCTTCCATCGAAACCCACTTCAATGGCAGCGGTGTTGCGGATGGCTTGATGGTTTTGCTCGTTCCAGGTGGTGGAGCCTCGGCCGCGACCTACACGATCCGGCACCGGATAGACGGTGGCGGTGTTTGGACCGAGGTGACGGTGGATGCGGGATCTGGAGCGGTTGTCATCTCCGGTTATTCGGACGGTGACACCGTGGAGATGGAACGCAAAGCAACCAGCAGCGCCGGCTACGCTAGCGCCTGGTCACCGTCCTTTACAGGGCTTGTTCTAGCTGACCCGGAAGACAGGCCTGACCCGATCACAACCGGCTCTGTCATCGGTGGAACCGGGCAAGCTGACTTCACGCTGTCCACTCCGAATGACGCCACGATCACAGATATCAGGCTGTCATATTCGGCCAGCTCGGACGGGTCCTCGGACACATTCATCGTCGCCTTCTCCGCAACAGCAAGCAGCAACTACAACCGCACGGAAACTGTTCCGGCGGGTGCTTGGTACTTCTTCGCGGAAACCCTCAACGCCGGTGGAACGCCTTCGATCGCGTTCGCACTCGGTCAGGCAACCATCGTTTAAAAGGGCTTTAA